TCAACAAAGAATGTTTGTGCGAGAGGGTCAACTGCAGTTGGAGGCGGAGGTGGAGGACTAATCGTAACATCAGACAATATGGTCGCTCGATCACTATCTGAGAGGTTTCTACTCTCATTAAAGTCACTATTAACTTCAACTCTTGCATTTCTAAGGGAAAGTGTTACTTCCTGTGTATTATCAATACTACCTTCAGAGTAGAAGATCTCTTCACCAGCAGTTGTTGCAATACCTTCTACAGGACTATTGTTTGGATCATTTGTGAGTTTGAAAGTAGATCTACCAGTTTCAAATACAGGATTCTTGAGGTCGGAAACATCAGGAACTCTGAATGAACCAATCAATGTACCTACTCTATCAGTAAGTAATCTAACATTACTAACTCTAGCAGTTGCTCCACTGGATGTACCAGTAAGAATCATACCAGGTCTAATTCTACCCTCAAATGCTGGTTGATTTTCATTCTGAAGACTGAAAGTATCAATATTCAGAACCGAAGAAGTTTCCGAATACGATGAAGGAATTGGATTTTCCCTATCATATGGGTTACTATCAAAAAGATCAGTTGGATCATTGTAAGGACCATACTTATGATTGGAGTTGGCAACTCTGAATGAAATTTGAGGTAGTGTTACCTGTTCAATATTTTCAGTGTTATTAGCTGCGTTCATCTCACCATCAACAGTTTCACCAACAGTGAATGTTCCACTAGTCATTTCAATTTCAACCAACTTATTGAAGGAGAAATTATTAACATCTACACCATCAAAGAAAGAATAAACTTGAGTGAATGGTTTCAGATGTTTTCCAGTAAATTCAATATTACGAGATCTGATGAAGTGAACCAATTCTCTACTTACAACCCTATCACCAAGAGTTTCGTTATTGATAACCTCTGTAACCGTAGACTGAGAACCACTTCTTTGTTGATCCAAAGAAGTGGTGTTTCTGATTGTTGTTGCTTCACCACTTGCTCCCCATGGTGCATTAAGACCTGCATCATTGATTTGCTCACGGGTTAAAACTCCTCTTCTTCCACCAGTACCGGTAGTAGTCATATCAACATTAATACCTACAGTTTCCCAGGAATCCCACTGAACAGGGGTAACACCAAGTCTACTTCCATCTTCTGCAGTACTTACTTCAGCCTGAAGTGCAGAAGCGATTGCCTCAAATGCTCCTTCATTCTCTACAGTTCTGGTCTCTAGTCTATTAACATCGATCCAGACATCAACATCTGGTTCAAGAATGATGGATCCATTCCAGAATTGAACAAGATAAGGAGTTACACTCTCAGATCTGGTAGCAAATGGTTGAGTTAACCACGAACTTTCAGAATAATCAAGAGTTACAGTCTGATTTGTTCTCTTAACACCGTCTCCAACAATTTCTGCAAATCTAGAATCTTGATTTGCATCAGTTGTTGAACCAATACCAGTTATGGCATTTGAACCAATCTCCAGGTTAATTGCAGTTGTATAGTGAGAAGGTCTTAGAACTCTATTCTTGAGGTCAACACTATTTCTAACACCAATGGTAGTGTCCTGAGGTGTAAGAGTAGAGAAGTTATCGATGAAGATACCACTCTTAAATCTGTTCAGACCATTTGAATCAGGAACAAAAAGGTTCAGAGTATTGGTTTCAATCAAACTCAATGAACTATAATACTCAAGGTTCTTAATTCTCTGTTCCAACTTGGAGATATCTCTCATCTGATATCTCTTATGTTGCACAACAGATACTTGCGCAGTTTCTGTTGTGTAAAGATATGGTGGAAGGAGTATGTTTGAAATATTCAAACAGCCATTGACTTCATCAGGAAGTTTTGGATCATCTGATGGAACACCATATTTAACACTTAATCCACCAGCTGGAGAAACATAAATTCTATCCGCTCTTCCGAGATAGTAATTATAATCAACAGTCATCGACTCGTCAGATGCAATAACATCTTTTGAGCTGTGTTGACCAGTTACTCCGCCATCAAAATCTCTTCCATAAAATTCAAGAGGAGATCTAGAGTTTGCAGTGACAGAGTAATCTACAACTCTTGGTCTTGCGTCAACCATGTCAGTATTTCTAACACCATCGATTGCATTAATCTCACCATTGTATTCAAACGAATTGTATGAATTGGCAACAGTAATGTCACCAGTATCAGCAGAATCATAGAATGCCTTAGAATAATAAACTCTTATTTGTCTTGTAGGTACATCAAAACCAGGTTTTCTTATAAGTCTAGAATAATCATATATGGTTTCTCTTTGACCATTATCAAATGTGTATTGACCTGTAATTTTTCTGGATCCAGAGTTAATAACACTTACAACTGCGCTCACACCAGACTGACTAAACTGAACAACTTCATTTTTCTCAAAGGAAGTATCATTTAAATGGATGAATCCAGTGTCTGTATCATTCTTTCTAATCAGATAGATTGCTTTTGCTCCACTGATTGTGCCGGTAATAGTTTCTCCAACAATAAGATCGTTTGTTGTTGCTGTAGGTCCATCAAGAGATGCAAGAGTCATACTTGGAGACTCTGCAGGACTAGTATCAGTAGATTCAAAAATACCATGAATCTTAACAACATCAGGAACGTTCAGTGAAATAACATTATCCTGAACTCTTGTACCAAATGGATAGTTACCATAAGTAAGACCATCATTCAGAGTTGTTCCTGCAAATCCTGTGTTTGTACCAGAAGCAGAAAGTTTTGACTTATCAACGATAATATTATTTGAAATTGACTTTCTTTTAATTTTTGTAGTAACAGAACTCTTTCTAAGAGTTGCAATCAGGATTGTTCCTGATGGATCAGAACCAGACAATCCAATAATTTGAATGGTGCCAGATCCATTGCTCAGAATAACTCTGTCACTAGTCAGAATTTCGGTAGTTCCGTCAGAACGGATAAGAATATATCTCTCCTCATCAAATGGAAGGAAGGTTTCATTAGTTCCTGCATCAATTGCAGGTGTTTCTCCATCAGAACTAATGGTAGTTTGAAACTGTCTTCTAATAGTAAGGTTGGAAGAAGAAAGATCTACCGAAGAAACATTTTTATTAGGAAATGTACTGTAGAGTGATTGGTTTGTGGACTCATTTCCACTACCAAAATTCCTTTGTATTTTTGTACCTACAATTGCAAAGTCATTTACACTTGTCAGTGTAGTTGGAACAGTTCCATCAACAACACCAGTTACAGTTGTAACACCAATGATCTTGAGAGCCGAACCAGTGTTCTCAGTAATTTTACCAAAAGAAGGAACTGTACTAGAAGTGGTGGTGTATCGAACCAGATTACCAACAGTTGCAATACCGGCGAATGATGTTGAAGGATTGGTAACTGTAGAAACACCAGTTACTACATCACCAGCAGTCAGTGTTGCATTACCGATAATAAAATTTGTTTTTGATCTTAAGTTAGCTGTAAAAGTATTTGCTAAACCAACGATACCATATACTGATTGAATATCAGAGTTACCATAATCTCTAGTATTTGTAATATACCTATCATTATCTTTAACACCATTAAATACAAGATTTTCACCTATAAAGAAGTTGCCCTTGACATTATATGCAGTAACGGCAGTTCCAGCACTTACTGGACTTCTAAGATATGCAGATGCTCCACTAAATTCTCCTTGAATGAAGGTTGGAAGTGAAAGAGTAACATTTTCATTGACTGTAAGATCTGTATTTGTCTGTACATCAAACAGTGAAAGATCCCATTTGTTCAGATTTGAGTTTGTAGTGTCATAAGAACCTGATTCTAAAGCAAAATCATAGATTCTAGCAACACCAATCTCTTTACCTGCAGCAGTTCCATCAACTGAAACTCTATCATCTCTAAGACTCAGAGTATTTGATGTATTAAACCCAATTGTGGCAGAACCAAATACAGTATCAACTTCAAAAGTGGGTCCAAATCCGAAGTTAATGGCCTGGTTTTCAAGAAGACGTGTAGTTCTTGGTTTTGGGCAATCGAGAAGAGTTGTTGATCTAGTTTCAACACCAAAACCTTTTACATATGCCTTACCAGGTGAAACTCTATAAATTGCAAGGTCATCTGATGGAGTGGATCCTTGAGCTGTAGTCTGACCCTCTTCGTAGACACCTCTATTTCCTTCATTATTATTCAGACTATTTCTAATAGAAGTGGTGAATTCTTTGATATAATAATTGCCAGATTCATCATAAGTTCTTTTAGCAAGTTCTTCTGCCAAAAGATTATATTCGGTCTTATTAACATCAGATCTCAGTACACCATCATTAACTTCAGATAACTGAACAAAACTATTATCTTCAAAATCATCTAAAGGTCTTTTTGTAAGAACTGCTGTAATTTTAAAGCGATCTGCACCAGGCGCACTAAAGTTGTTGAAACCCTGAGCATTATCTGTTAAAGTTGGATCTACATCTGAGGAAACAATACTTTCTGTTACCCGCAAACCAATTCTATAGTTGGATTTGTTTGAATATTGATCAAGAATCAGAATCTGATCCGTAACATCAACAAAATTTCCTCTCAGGAAATATACACCATTATTCAGAGTAAATGAAGAACCTTTAGCAGATGCATTAGTTGAAATTGTATTTGCAAAACCTTCACCAGCAGAGATGAAAGTGGTTGCATAATTAATATTTACTTCTGTTACGAGAACTTCATTATCAAAAAATGTCTCAGTTGCGGCATCAGTTGAAGAAGAGTTAAAATACGTTACATATAATGTATAATTACCCCTATCAGATTCTTTATTTGTAATATATGTAACAACCTTGGCAGTTACACCAGAATCTCTACCAGTAATCTTTTGTCCTACTAATTGATCAAGATACAAAGAAACAGGAATTCCAAGATATTCTTCTTGAATCTGAATAGCATAAAATGTTGAATTATAAGTAACATTACCAGGAATTACCTGAGCACCTTCTTTGAATAGATGGTTACCTACATCCTCTACCTGATTCTGAAGAATTGATTGTATATTATTAAGTTCTCTTGCCTGAATAGGATATCCAGGTTTGAACAATACTTTATAATAATTACTCTGAGAATCAAAGTCGTCAAAATATGGAGCAACGTTGAGATTAGTTTCCTGTGGCATAATTCTTTAGAACTGCAAGATAATCTTTACATCTTCTTTCTGTGAGGAAGACCTTGTTACCGAAGGTCTATTATCAAGGAAAATAATGTTTCCAGAGTATTTTTGAGACTCTGGTAATGAAACACCATTAGTGAAAGATTGACCAAGATAATATGTCCTATTATTTAGAACAGTAGAGACACCCGTAAAACTAGTATCAATACCTAAATTAGTACTTCCACCAACAATAGTGACGCTACCACCAGTAGCAGGACTAGAAGTAAATCTATTCATATTAAATCCATATATTGGGTCAGAATTCAATGAACCGTTGGTATTAAAACCAGCAGTTGACTTATCTTGCCAATACTTCAGAACACCAGTTATTGAATCATAAGAAACTATTCTACCAACTGCAGTTGACCCAACACCAACAGTTTGTGTAATAAATTCATCTTGAGTGAATGATACAGAACTATAACCAACTCCAACCAATCTAAGAGCATAAACTGCACTAGCTTTATCAAGGGTCAAATTAGAGGTAGAACCTTGAGCATGTGGACTTTCTACAAGACCAACAGATGCAAACTGGTTACCGGTAATAAAGTCTGGGTTTTCTGTGTCATTTTCAAATCTAGAATATGTTAGAACATTATATGCCCCCAGTTCCTGGTAAATATCTGCACCATGACCACCTTGTGGTGGAATAATTATATTGAATATTGGTAAAGTTGTACCAGTCGGAACACCACCAGCTTCCCAATCAACAGAACCAAAGGTATATCCAGAACCTCCCTTAGAAATATTAATACTTTCTACTTTGGAATCGTTATTAATAACAATGGTCGCCTCTGCACCATCACCATCACCCTTAATAGGAACTCTGGTATATGTTTTGTTGGCGGCACCAATACCAATACCACGATTTCTGATCGTGATAACTTTTAACTGACCACTTGATGATGCATTATCTCTAACTGGAGCATCCTTAGTACTTGTATACCAATCACTAGGGACAGGCATATAATTAGTTGAGTCAAACTTAATTGCTTGACTTGGACTAATGGTATAGAGATACTTCCAGATGTAACCATCACCACTAGAACCTGCCTCTCTTGGTTCTAGATCAGTGAAAGTTGGTTCATCCAGAGAAGGCCCACCAACATAATTATTTTCAGGGTCTGCACCGTTATAGAGACAAATATAGACTCTATAATCACTATTCATTACATAATAATTAGCAGAATATAAGTCAAACGCACCCGAAGGTTGTGAAGGATTATTTCTACTAATATCATGTCTATACATGTCATAGGTAGTACCAGAAGTCCAAACTTCTTTCCTAATAACCTGTGAGACATCACTTGCATTGATTTTCTTCATTGCAATCATGGAATCCCATGTATCATCATAAGTCTCAAAACTATCAATAGGAGTGGGAGGATTAGAATCCCAATTCGATTGATAATCTGTAGCATTAGGAATGCCAATGAACGTATAATAAGAATTTGAACTGGAAGAAACTTCACCAACAAAGTTCTTAGCATTCAATATTCTAAGTTGATCAGTAATTATCGCTGCCATTTTTAGAGGACTTTTTTCTTATTTATGAACTAAATGAAATTGTTTTATCTAACTTACTTGTTATACACACCTCTTGGGAACAACTGACCCTGTGATGGTCTTCTACCAGTTAACCATCCAGGTCTTGTTTCTGTAAAAGATATGCTTTTATTAGAATTAGATGGTACATAATGGTTTACGGTAAATGTAGCCTGGGTGGCATCAGGCCTGATTGGATCAAATCCAGGAACTGCTGTTGCTAGATTTGGTACATTAAAATTTGCCATCAGGTAGTCCTCGCACAGAATAACATACCAGCAGTTTCATTAAACTTATTATAAGAACCAGTAATAACAGTATAAACTTCACTACCACTAATAGTAACCGTATCCCCTTGTTTAATATCTTGTTCTGATGCGGTCAATTTAAAATCAATCAGAACAAAATCATCTGGCATATAGTAAGGACAAGGAATAAGATTTCCGTTAATAGGAATACCCTTGATTACCGAAGTATATGTCGTGATTGGATCTCTATTTCCATACATGTCACTACCAGCACTTTGTATTTTCCCACTATTTTTAAATTCAGTATTTCTTGAGAAAATAGTAGCATCCTGATTACCAGGAACAGATCCACTACTACCACCATCACAAGTAGTATAAGATGTTTGAGTTGATTGTATTGAATAGTTTTGTGCTGTTATACCGTAATGTTGGGACTCATTTCTTATTTGAGACCATCCTGCTTCTGCTGCTCTTACTCCAAGTTTTTGATCACCACCTGGAGTATAACTGTTTCCACTTAACCATGTTCTAAATCCCATAATGCCCGTATTGCCATCAGAGGTATTAAGTGAGTTCGTCGGCTTAATTACTGTCAAACCAGCAGAATATACTTGATCATAATCCCAAAGACTTGAATCAAAATTATGGACAATAAATGTTAAGAATGTTTCATCATTTATTGTACCACTAATTGATGGTTGACAGAAAGAAAGAACGGCAAAATCAGTGTCAGCACCTGAACGATAAATGTTTAATTTTAAACCATGACTTGTAGATGAAGATGAAGCTGCATATGAACTAAAACTACTGTACTGGGCACTATTTTGTGCATACATATCAGAATCAATATCTAACTGCTGACTGTAGATGTTTTCGGCAATGTCTAATAATGCAGTTCCTCTAAAACTATCTCTATATTGTCCACCTAGATTGGTACTGTTAGTATGATCAAAAGGAAAAAATTCATTACCTGCATAGATTCCCATTCTATAGTCATCATATATTTTAAATCCTCTATAAGTTACACCATATTTTTTAGTAGTATCAAAATCTTGTTTTAATACTCCCCAAGGACGATTATTATCAGTCGGTGTAAGGTTCTTATCAAAGAATTGGGTAGCTCCTCCATATGATACAGGAGATCCCTGCCCATCAACTGATACTGTAACACCAATTGCAACAGCACCACCAGCAGATGTACCAATATCCTCTGGAGATATGGTTAAAAATTCACTCTCTGCGTAATCCTTTCCCGGCCGATTAACATATATAGCATTCACATTACCACTACTTCTGTGAACATCAAAAGTAGCACCTGTCCCACTACCACTTGAAGTTGATGGAACATCAAAATAATCCGTACCAGAAGAACCAACAGTTCCTCCACCATGAGGATTATACTGAAGGGATGTAACCATTCCTGATATAGCTGTACCATGCAAATTTAACCAAGTAAATGCATTTTCTAACTGATCTATAACATCAGTTCTTGACCATCCTGAGGCCTTGTAATATGTTGCTGTAGTAATTGCCATGATTTCTTAATTGGTTTTCTCTAATTTAAGAATGGTTAAATATGCTGTAATTGTTTGAGTAGTACCAGAAAGATTTGTAATTGAAGCATAAATTGTAGTATTAACAGGATCATTCATATTACCACCCATAACAAAAGGAGAAATAATTTTAGTTGTAGAAATACCTGTTGTAACAACTTCAGCAATTACCCCACTTCCTGGTGTTGGATCAATACCAACACTTCTACCCACATCATTAGATCTAGATGTACTATCAGTATATAGTCGTATCCATCCGGCAGTGGTTATTCCAACTTTCATCAGAGCATATGACTTAAATCCATTAATATCAATATTACCAATTTGATTATTTGTAATAGATGATGTGGATCCAGTAACGAGAGTTCTAGTTAGTAGAGAACCATCTCCTTGAAAAGAAGTCGCAGTAACAATACCTGCAAAGGTAGCATCTCCATTTGATCTTATTGTTCCACCGACACCAGCAGCACCAAATTCAATTCCACCTAATGCAGTAGTAACACCAGTAACTTCTAAATCATTTTGAATCTTTACTTTCTTTGTAGTTGTAATACCAGTATTGCTATCATAGTTTGTCCATGTGCCACCAGAACCAACACCACCACCTCCACCAGATGCAGTAACAGTTACAATACCAGAATGAATTGCAGTTACATCTAAGTTTGTTGAGAAGTTAATTGTTCCAGCAGTTCCAACTGTTGAACCATCATGTTTAACAACAATACCAGATCCAGATCCAATAACACCAGTTAATGCAGATCCATCTAATGCAGGTAATGCACCACTTAAACTTGAAGATGGAACTGTTCCACTAAAACTAGTAGCTGTTAAGACACCAGATACAGTAACAGTATCAGCTTTAATATTTGCAGTCACGGCAACACCAGTATTGGTGACCGTTACATTACCCGATGCACTACTAACATCGATACCTGATCCAGCAGTGATTGCAGTAACAACACCAACTGATAATGTATTACCATCACCAAGAAGTGTGTAAAGTTCGCCAAAGTTACTGTTAACTTTTACTGCACCATCTAACAAAGAATCACCAGTATCATCATTAGGAACTGTACCAGTATTAATTCCAAGTTTTGACATTACTTCTAAATATCCTTATAGGTTTATTTATGATATTAAACGTAATTATCATATTTTAAAGGAGATCGTCTAACAACCAAAGATGAAGTTGAAATACCTGAGTAACCATCATTTCCGTAGAAATTAAAAGTACTTATTCCAACTCTATTATCAAAATTGATTCTACCCCAACTATAATTACCAATATAATTAGATGTACTGATACCACCAGTGAAAATCTGGAAGTTCCTAGAATCAAATGTAACTATAGTGGAGTCAAACGTAATGAAAGTACTATCAAAAGAAGATCCACTACTAATACCAGTGAGATTTGATGTTATTCTTCTCACATAAGTTACACCCACACCGACTACATCCGATTCAACTGTGGCTGCATTTCTAACTTGATAAACTGAATCCGCAAATGATGTAGTAATTGCAATTTGTGATCCGTCAATTCTCTCGCTAACCAAGGTTCCAGCAGTAGAAATCGATACATTTGTGTTGAACATAGTGAAATAATCACCAACATCAAGTGTACTAACAGTAACTGCTGTACCAACGACACTAGTATTTCTCATAAACGAAGTTTCAGGAATGTAGAAATCAACTAACATTTCATCTTGTCCAGAAACTGTTGATCTTCCCATTGCAACAACTATACCATAATCTCCAACATAGGAATCTACAAGAATGTTTTCTCTTACAATATCTGGGGTTTCAATGAGAACGGCTGGTGGATTAGATGAGGTATATCCAGTTCCAGGATTAATAACTGTAGCACTATTCACACCATAATTAATAATATTTGACGTTGCAGATGCTCTTTGTG